TGCTTTAGAGTTGGCATAGTATTAAAGAAGGTTTGAATCATATCAAACTGTTGACTTGTGAGTTTTTCGACCCATTCTCTTGCTTCTTCAAAAGTAAATGATCCAGAATCATCTTCACCAACATATACTCTTTTGATACATTTAGCTACTAGATCATAAGGATCTACTTCTTTGTTAGCAAAGTTAACAGCAGCAAAGTAATCTAAGTCTGGATACTTCATTTCGACAGTGATATCATCAGTTAATTTAATGATATTAGTATGTCCTTTTGGAAAGTGAACTTTGACATCATCAACTAAGAATGATACGTTGACTTCAGTTTTGCCATCGTCGGCACATGTTACTTTAAGTTCTATCTCTTCACTAATTGATCTAGCACGTATTTGTAAGAATATGTATTCTATGTCAAACAATGCCAAGTCATCAAAGACAATTTTAGTTTGTATACAACTTCTTAATACTGTAGTAATTGCATCTAAGATTTGTTCTTGATCGTTATTCTCTAGAGCAACTATCAATATCTTTTGCTCTTTAACTAAGAATGGACGATATTTAATTTTCTTTTTGGTAGAGGGCACCGTCAACGTGTAAGTTGACGTAACAATTTCAGGTAATGGCATAATTAGTTAATTTTCAGTTGACTATACTCATAGTAAAATCCAACATTGACTTTTACAAGTTGTGCAGGACCTGCGGAATATGGTATAGATGATACAGTGTAGGGATATGCTCCAAATAATTTTGCTTCCCAGACGTCTTTTAGTTCTGGTGGTTTGTTTTCTTCAGACTCATCTTTAGGTACATTATACTTCTCTACTTTCTTTATGTCAAGTGTACAACAGTAGTGGTCGTAATACCTCATAGCAAACGCTTGTTGTCTGTTAGTAGGAGCTCGGTCACCATAAACATCAGTTGCTATCTCTTTTCCACCCATGGTAAAATCTTGCCATGCACGAAAAAACTTCAAAGGCATTGACTCAGCATCTAGAAAGAAACTAATATCTAGTTCATTATAGACCTTACCAGATGCCATTTTTTGAATGATACCTTTATGCACTGATTTTACATCAGTAGCAGAGTATGTGATACCTGGCAGTTGTATTTCATTACATAGTAATGTAAGTTCTTCTGCACTTGAATCAAATCCAATATTGTCTTTGAAAAATGTCTTTAACTTATATCCAGATGTTTGCTGTGGTTCTTGTATATTGAAAGAATATAGATTAGACGCAGATATACCACTTTTCTTATCTAATATTTTTTGAATAAACGTACTGACGCCAGTTGCGGTTGCCATAAATAGTCCTTATGATGTGACCATACCTTATTTATGCCAAGTTACAAAGGAAAATACAGAGTAAGGAATTACAAGAAGTATAAAGGTGATCCTACAGGTGTAGTATACCGTTCTTTGTGGGAACGAAAGTTCATGGATTGGTGTGATAAAACTCCTAGAGTTTTACAATGGTGGTCTGAAGAGATTGCTATCCCATACTACGATCCAGTTCAAAAGAAGTGGCGTAGATACTTTCCAGATTTCTGGGTCAGGGTCAGAGAAGCAAATGGAACTATAAAATCATATCTCATCGAGGTCAAACCTAAAAGACAGGTCGAAGGTCCTAAACCTCAAAAACGTAAGACAAAGAAATACTTGAACGAAGTCTTTACTTACGCAACAAACCAAGCAAAGTGGAAAGCAGCACATGACTATTGCAACGACAGGCTCTGGGAGTTCAAACTCATCACTGAACGGGAACTCAAGATTTGATGATCTAATCTCAAAGGTAAAAGGAAGCACTATAACCAAAGATAAACTAAGAGACGAGGTATTCAATATACTGTTGGATGATGCTGTAGGATCCCCGTCGGAAGGTAAGTGGTATATATTTGAATATGATCCAAAATTTAAAGATAGACTCATAGAATGGGATCAATATCCATTGATATTTTACTTAGAAGGTAAAGGAAGTAACGTTATTGGTGCTAACATGCACTATATAAGTTCAAATGCTCGTCTAAGTGCCATAAATAGAAAAAAGTTCCCTAAAAGTTCTTTACGTCAATATATTCCGAAGAATGCTGATAGCATCTTCTTTGAAATCCAAGAGAGTGAGGTACAACTGTTGAGTTTATTACCTCTAGAAAAATTCCATCGTAAAAGTTAATGTCATTATCATACCCAGAAGGGATAGCAGATATACCATACGCTTCATACTTAAAAATCAATAAGTATGAGTACAATGAGGCTATAGAAAAAGTTGCTAAAAATCAAAACGACGCTTTAAATGCACTTGGTAGTAATAATAATATAAGTCGTATGGTTGATGCAGCTGGTACGTTTATAGAAGAATTTCAAAGATCTGGAGATCCAACGAAAGATAAGAGAAATATGAGTGGGAACGATGAAAACCGTAGAAAGTTAAATGAAACACGAAATAAGAATCAAGTTGCTGATGGTGATATAACAGGAAGACCAGATACAGTAACAGCACCAGATGGCAGGGTAATAGATTTAGAGGCATTAAGGAAGGACAAAGAGTTTCAAGAAAATGCAAGAAGAAAAGGTTTGATGAGTAAAACATGTAATTTACCTATGCCTAATGAGTTTCAATATCAATACAGTGCAGATTGGAATAATCAATTTAAACTTGGAACCTTAGCATTACTCGCAACAAACCCTAACACATTTCTTCTCAACACTACTTTAGGTGCTGCAGGGGGAACAATCCCAAGCATAATAAATGGGCAGTTAGGAAAAATGAAAGGGGTAACTGATTTTAATAAGAACAATCCAAATGCAGCTCAAAATATAGCTGGTGGCATAATGGGTGGAGCAAAATTTGGTGCAGATACATTTGGTGTAACTAGCAATCTAAATATGAAAAATATTGCTGGACTTGCTGGATTAGCACCAAATGAGAATGCTATTCAAATGTTTCAACGTATGGATATGAGGACGTTTGAGTTTACGTTTGAACTTGCAGCAAGAAATGAGCAAGAATCTGAAAAAATAATTAGACTTATAGAATGGTTCAAACGTGGTATGCACCCATACTCAAAGAATGGTAGAGGAAATGCAACCATCCTACAATTCCCAGACGTTTGGATTTTAGAACCACAGTTCGTATCAGTTAATAAAAATACAGGTAGTACAAAATCAATGCAACATCCCATGATGCCGAAGACTAAACTATGTGCACTTACTAATGTGACTGTCAATACAACACCTCTTGGGCAACTTCAAACAATCTTTGATGGTAACATCCCATTGGTTTTATTGAGTCTGAAGTTTATGGAAACAACTGCTCTTACAAGAAACGATATGGAAGGTTCTGGACAAGAGTTAGAAAAAAATTCTAGATTCTACAGATCTCCAGAATTAGACAACTATCCTACGGTGACATTCTAATGTTAAATGGTTTACCCGACTTAATGTATAATTTTTCACCTAATCAATTAGATGCTAAATTTATACTGGCAAAAAATATTTGGAAACGTGGTGAAATTCTAAACGAATTTAAAACATCAATAAGTTTATTTGATGAGTACATTGTAAAAAATGGTGAGAGACCAGAAGATATTTCTACTCAGTTATATAAAAATCCATTTTACAACTGGACTATACTTATTATTAATGACATTACAGATTACTATTCACAGTGGCCACGATCTGTTAAACAACTACAAGAATTTGTTGATAACAAATATAGTCAACCTATGGGCACAAAATATTATGTGACCACAGAAGTTAAAGATGATAATGGCAATGTTATATGTCCTGCAGGAAAGGTAGTTCCACAAACTTTTCAAGTTGCGTATTATAACGGTAGTACAACTGTTACTGCTAATCCTACAGTGTCAGTATCTAATTACCAATATGAAGAGCAGTTAAATGCAAAGAAAGAAAAAATACAAGTTGTACGTCCAACGGTTATTGAAGAATTTGTAAATGTATATTATCAACTTTTAGTTAGAGGTGCACCAGGCATTACGCAAGTTGGTTCCACGTTATCAGATATATCCATGTAATAAAAAAGACCCCCGAAGGGGTCTTATTTTTTTAGTCGTCTTTTGCTAGTTGAGCAAAGTACGATAAAGTATCATCTTCTCCTTGATTTGCAATGACAGGTTCTGGAGTAGGTTCTTGTGGTGTACGACCTTCACTCAAATCTTCAAGGTCTTCATCCGCTACTGCTTTACTGAAGTTACCTTTAAGAGTTGACTCAAGACGTGCCTTAAGTTCCTCATAAGTTTTAAACTGGTCATCAGCAGTGTATGCTGATAGACTATGTTCTTGCTTCCAAATACTCTCAAGTGCCTTGTCATCAAAATCACCAAGTGTTGATGGAGCATCAAACTCAGACTTGTCATAGTTCCAAAATCCTGCAACTCGTGTGATCTTCAACTTGAAGTCAGCACCCTTCCAGAAATCAAATGGATTTACTGGTGTCTCATCTTCAAATGCGGGTTGCATTGATTCCATAATCTTGTCAAATATTTTCTTACCGAAACGATATAAAAATACCTTACCTTCATTACTAGGATTAGCACTATCTTTAACAACATATATGTTGCTGTAATAGTTTAGTTTACGCTTCTGATTACGTGCTTGAGTTCTTTGTGGTGAACCTTCTGCACCAGAGTTCCAGAGTTCTCTG